TCGCCTTTGTGGCTAAAACGGGCTAGTTTGTCAAAGCCTGTAAGGGTAGGCTCGCAGCGCTCAATCATGATTGCTTGTTGCATCGACATCGAATGCTCGTAGTCTGTGAAAACTTTGAGCGTACTAAATCCACCGGACAATAGGTCTTTGTAGACCTCGTAACGGGTGTGTTCGTTGTTGTCATCCATAAAGACGTGTTTTAAATGCTGTTCTACTATCTTTATAGTTACAGGGTCTACGCGTTCTTCATCTGAGGAGGAGACTTCAATGTCGGGTTCTTGTTTGGAAAATTCGCCTAATAAACGGCTGATATAGGCCTCTAGAATGTTAAATTCTAGCTGCGGCCTATTCATGGTCATTAAGAGTGTTATTTCATCATCTGTCAGGCAAGATTGAAATACAAAACGCCTAAATTCATTGTAGGTATCATAATTGTCTTTGAAGTAATCATGGGCATTTCTGACAGTTTTTTTGATGCGTGCCAAATCATCCTGATAGCGTTTCGCTACTTCCTTCATTATTGTAGCTCCTGAATCCGAGAAGTCCTTTCTCTGGTAATGCCTAATTGTATAGCATTTAGCCCTTAGCGTGTATAGGCGCTGGTCTTCAAGCGTTCCACCTTTTTGCTCTTGGCCATGATAGTTTGTGCCATGCCCGAATAGTCCGATTTATTAACGTTCGCTGCTATGATTCCGCCTTCAATAAGTCCAATTCTAATAGCATCTGCCAGCGTATCTGCAATGTCGTCCCAGCGATGCGTTTCGTTCGCCGTGATGCTAGACATATGATCTACACACAATTTAACATGCTTTGCAAAAGCTGGGAATGATACGCGACGTTCTGCGACATAAGGTTGTGCGTCTAGGAAACGTTTGGTCTTGTTGCCTTGTTGTCTAGTCCTAGGTATGTCTAAGAGCTTTACAGTGCGTATTTCGTCAATAAGTGATAGAAGGGTACCACCTGTGGATTTTTTTTCAATACCGATTAGCTGTGGAGGTTTTTTGTAGCGCATACATTGTTGCCAGAAGTCCAGGAACGTAGGACGTAGGTCTTTGGGCTCTATGCGTGTCTCTAAGGTGTCAATCCAGTGCAACCCATATTGTCCAGTGTTCACACCATAGGATTGTATTTCATAAATCCCAAAGAAGCTAAATGCGGTCGCGTCATTATAGTCTTTGGCAGTTTCTGCGGTATCACAGATAATGAAGGTGTATAGAATTTCTGGTTCTTCTTCTAGCATTACAAACCATTCAGGCTTGAAAAGCGCCCCACCTGCCGGAATTGGGTTTTGTTGGTACTGGGAAGCGAAAACGTAGGGGTCGCGTTCTTGCTTTATTAGGAGAGATTCACGGCTGTTGACTTCTGGGTATAATGCGTTGCCCGCATCATCCAGGCTTTTTAGTATAACCTCACGCCATTTATAACCGTCTCGTCCAGATAATAAGTAAGCGGCAAGGTCATCCTCATGAAGTCTCTGGCCGACAAAGATAAAAGGGACATTGATTCCTCGCCCACGTTGCTGGATAGTTTCTCTATAATTTTCAATAACGGATGTTCTAATAGTATCACTATGTACCTCATCAGGCTTATGAGCGTCGTCAATAATGAGCGCACCAGAAAACCTATCAAGACCTGGGAGGCCAGCATCTTGGCCAGTGACTGCCCCTCCCGTACCAAAAGCCGCGACAGCACCACCATTTGTTGTCTGAAAATACTCTCGTGCTTTGGAGTCATGTCGTATGTTTACCTCAAATAGAAACTTATAATGTGCTAATTGCATAATGCGCTTTATGGTTTCAGTATGCTTTGCTGCTAGCACTTTGGAATATGATAGGTATAAATACCGGGAATCATCGTATTTGGCAAGAGTCCAGGCTACGAACATAGCCAGCAATGTTGATTTTCCCGAACCAGGGCTTACGTTTATTAATAGCCTATGGTCTGGGATTTCAAGGCGTGCGGCACTGGTAAGTTCACGGCATATAGTTATGTGGTGGGACTCACGTCCTATAGGTCGGGATACTATGAAGGTACGGCCTGTTAGTAGTGGATAGAAGAACTCTGTGAAGTCTAAAAGGCTTCCTCTAAGTTGTGATGCAAGCTCTTCTTTGTCTTGCGTGATGATCATGGCCTATATCGCAATGTTAAAAAACTTAGGTTTGATTTCATTATCAAAAAAATCACTTATTTCTAGCTTTTTGCATAAATTTGACAATCCTAGCATGATTTGTTTATTGTCTGCATCAATGCAAATATTTGCAATTTCTAAAATACATCCTTTGGCTATATCCATTAAGCTAGAATGTTCACAGGAGCTACATAAGACAGAAAATTGCCCTGGCTTCTTTGTCTCATGGCAAATCTCGCAAATAGGTAAAATCATAAAAACTCCTTTTAGAAGCGCGGGCATAACCGTTGCCCAGCACCTTCTACCCTGGATAAATGAGATTGTGCCCCTTAATATAAGTACTACATCGCAGCCTTATATATTTCTCGCGCGAAGGATCGGGGCAAACCCTTAAGCTGGAAACGCCTTAACGTCCCCGATTACTCCTTCTACGACATGGTAGACGAGCTAAGTTATTATAGAGCCTTACCGCATTTTTTGCATTTATCTACACAGACATGAAAGTCACCGTGAGGGTCATGCTCGCAATAGCTATCAACCATGGATTGTACTTTGTTTCGTAACTCAAAAAAAACGTTAATAGGAGATATTTTTAAATAACTTTCTGCCTGGGTTTGAATAACAATATTCATTTCACATAAAATTATTTTTAGTTCTTCTTTCGTGAATTCATCTATCATCTATAAAAATCTCCACATTTTTTGCATCTGTTTTGCGGTGGATAGCTGGTATAGCAGAAACCGTCTGACTCGTGATCGCACTTATAGTTATCAATCATCGATTTGATTTTATCGTATAGACCAGGATGGTTTGCCCCACATTCCCAGTGGTTGCTTATCAAACACTCAAGCTCTTCTTTAGTGAAGTCATCGTTCATCTGTAAAATTCCCCGCACTGTTTAAACTCTGTATTTCCTGCGCCAATTGCACATCCAGAGCAATGTTGCTGGGGGTTAGTATGCCTTCATCCATTTCTCGCACCAAGTGAACTAAAAACATATATGCTCTTTGTATGGCTTGTGGATTGTTAGCACGCACGCTGCGCTCCATATTGTCCAAAAACTTATGTACGTTTTTAAGCTCTTTAAGAACGCCACGACGCATTTTTATAAGGTCTGACATTTCATAATCCATAAAAAACCGGGGATTACACCCGCTCCGATCCCTAGTACTGCCGATCTTGCAGGACGCCTTATGGCTATACCCTATACTTATGGTAGGTTCGCCACCACCTTACGGACATTAACTTAGGGTTTCCGAGTTCATAACCAGGGGCAGGATTTGAACCTGCGACCTCCCGCAAAAATGCAGGTCTCCAAGAGCTGATGCTCTACCATACTGAGCTACCCTGGTTTATGGTGCCGACATATCACTAGCCGGCCTATTATTCTTGTCTGGCTGCTTCAAATAGCATTACTGTGGATTCCATCTGGTCTGCCATTTTTCTAAGTTCATCAACTGCAATTTTTGTAGCTTCTGAACCTGCATAACTTGAATTGTCCTCCTTTGTTGCAGCCATGCCAGCCTCTACTATTCTTGAACCAAGATTGCTGCCTATCTCAGACATGATAAGGCAAACCATCCCATCCAGAGCGCTATCAGGTTCATAAGCTATGATAAAGCGTTTTAGGAAATCTAGCCTATCTACCGCCATGTTTTTGGTTATCATTTGGGAAATAACGGCCTGTTCTTCTTTGGTCAACTTCTTGAATGCTTCTTTTACAATGTTATGTTTTTCATCTTCAAATTTAAAATCAGTCATTATTTTCCTTTTATAGTTATGGTGGAGCAGGTAGGAATCGAACCTATACGGTCTAGCTGATTGAGTGTCTGCTCCAAAGTTACAGCATTGTTGTTATGATGTGTTTACCGCAACGATTACATTCTTTAGCACCGCCCTTCATATAACGGTTTCCTTTTCCATCTTCGAAGTTGAAAGGACATATTTTATTTTGTTCAAACTTGTGTCCCCAAAGGAGACAAATCAACCATTTTATCATCTTGGGGTTCTCCGCAAAAATAGCCATAACTAACAATATAGTCCTTGCCATGCATTTTCTTTAGGCCATTGAGCTGTGAACGTTCCTGGCTAGTCATTCTGCGACCACATGAGCCGTCGCAATTAGGGCTGGCACAAAATGTTTTGTCTTTAAATGTCATCGATCTGCCTCCCAAACTGCATTAGGGTGCTTGTATGCTGCTATTAACATGTCTGATATAAACTCAAAAAAGCCTTTATAGCTTCCGTAGCCATTTGGTGGATTTAATGCTTCAAAAACGTCAGGATTGGCCAATAGCATATATACAGCATGTTTTAACTTTGGATATGATTCCTTGCCTGTCTGTCCGTCTATAGGAACCATTTTTTCGTCTTCTGGATAAATCTTAAACCACATATCTGAACAGTTATAAGTGCAATTGAAGCTCAAGCGCTCTGAAGAACGACCGCAGTGGTTACACGGGTCTAGGCATAGGTCTAAATCTAGGGACATTGGAACCTCAGGAGCAGTTTATAGGAGGGTAGAGATATTGATAACCGTCTTTGAAATGGTTTTCTGTATTATGGCCACCACCACAAGTATTACAAACTACAGGTGTCTTTTCTTGGAATTTAGTTTCTGAAGCAGTACTAGAGTAAAAAAGTTCGTCAATTTCAGAAACAAATTTCTCTACAAATGGCTCAAGTCTGCATCTTAATTCAGCAGAAATGAACATATCATTCTTCAGATTCAATAAGGCACTTGCTGCCATTCCCAATAAAAATGACATCTTATTGCATCGTTCTGTGAGTTCTTCAATTTGGCTCATTATTTTCTGCCCTCGAAATGGTGTTCATACAGCCCTATCAAATGATCGCGTGTATCTTGTGCTATTTCAGGAACAGCAAAATCTTCGCTTATGTTTTGAAAGGCCATATACTTCATAAAATGCCTGATAGACTCGAAAAGCTCTTGTTTTTGCTCGTCATGCACTTTTTGTGGATCAAGGTCATTAAATTGTGCTTCTATTGAAATAGTGGATGGCATTATGTTCCTTAAATAAGTTCGTCAACATCGGTCTCTAGTAGCTGGCTTAAGTCTAACATGGCCTGTTTATAGCCCATATTATGACCGCATGAAAAGCTATCAGGTTGTTCTTTAACAAGCCTAGAAAGACTCAAAGCTATTTTTTCAAGTTTCAAGTCTATCCAGTCTTGGACTTCATCGAGGTTACGCAACGTCTTTTGCATTGCCGGTCTCTGTATTTAGTTCAAGTACATGATCATTATCAGGGACATTTAGTGTGTTTTGGGGACCATCAGGGCTTGGATCGTCATGTACCGCAATAACATGGCAGATGCAGCCATTGGGCATGTGTACTGTTCTTAGGAACTGCAATTGTCCTGGGTTTTCAATTTCCCAACCAGTTCCTATGACCATTATTTTACGCATTTTTATAGGCGATGAGGTGTCTACACATGCCCACATGTACAACTTCCCGTCTTGGTGGTTTACGTCGCAAATATGCATATTGGATGGTAGTTCCACGCTTGATTCTTCACCGAATCCTGGCAATAAGTATTTATAGATGTACCACATAGTATTGTCTCCTTGCTTATCGTAGTCCTTCAAGTTTTTTAATAAAGTTGTCTATAGCTACAGCCTTAGATTTAGCGAAAAATATCTTTTGAGCACTAGGAGACCATCCGGTTTTTTTGTCTTTTACCCTATAAGCAATTTTACCATCTTCTAAGTATGTTGCTTCTAAAATACATTCATAAATTGTAGGCTCATAGGCATCTGAACATATTAACCAAACAGTGTCACCTAATTTAAAATCATCCATACTAAAAACCCTCTTTGTCTAAATAATGCAGGAACTCTTTGGGAAGGCGCACGTTATGTAAATCTGTTGCCAGCCTAAACATAGGTGCTATGTTTGAAGCATCATGGCCTGCTAGACCGCACCCTATAGGAGTTACATGAAACATGAGTTCAGGGCAGCCTTTAGCAAAGCATATAAACTTTGCCACATACAAATTTATTGCAGTAAGAGGCAAAGTTATCCATGGTGTGGCTTTTGTAGGTATTGCGTAAGCGCGGCCTTGCATGCCTTCACCATTTCCCATGATAGCACCATATTCATTGTAGGCTTTGAGTGCAGCACCCTTCTTGTGAATGCCTTCAATATTGCTGCCAAATACGAATATTTCAGTACTCATGATTAAAGCCTTTCCAAGAATTCAAATATCTTGATTAGCTTTTCATGGCCAATATTGGGGTCAATAGTCATAGAAATGCCTTTGGTTAGCAAGACGATATCATTTTGAATAGCAATGTTGTTTTTGGGTTTTTTCATGGCGTTACATTGAGGTTTCAAGAGTTCCTTGAATTCATCGGATAAAATTTGTTGGTCATCGGTTTGCATTTGTTTTACCTTGTTCGCATCTTTGACTCTTTTTTCGATGCTGTCAATCAAGTCATTGATGCCGCTTTTTTGGGGTTGTTGTCCAGTCCCTAAAGCCCGTAAAGCTAACTGCTTTTCCAGTCGTGCTTTATATGATAAATGCATATCAGCAGCAGAAAGCATAGATATTCTCACATCATGTTGCCGGCAAAATTCTTTTTTACTTAATCCTGATTCATGAAACATTCTAACCGTTTCTAGGTCTGCTTTATGTTCAGAAGGACGATATTGTTCTTTATAGAAAAACCTAAAAGCAAACCATTGCATTTGTTTAGCATTGATTCTTCTGCGCTTACAAAACTTGGTCATGTCTGGACTTCTTTTACATCCATGGCGTGTGGGATGTTTACTTCTAAATTCCATTATTAAATCGTACCAATGTAAAAGTTGACTATCCGTATAGTCGTTAGATCGAGTGTTCATGGTTTCCTTTCCCTTTTATTTTCTCTGATAAATTTAATAATCTTTCTTATTCTTCTCGTCCAATTTGTTTTTACGGTCTAAGGAATCCTGCAATAGCTCAGGATTAGTAACAACAGTTTCAGTCTTGTCTCCATAACGCTTTATAGCGAGCTTAGAGGCCTGCCATTTGATAGCGTCCATCTTTACCCTAAGCATTGGGACATCGGTGCGTTCTTGGCCTGTTTCACCATCAATATATTTGTGAGGTTCATTTGCCAAAGTGAGCATATAATCAACTTGTGCTTCGGCTTGATGTTCTTTTGCCTTTATGTATTTGTCGTAAAATCCAGGATGTTTCCTCATCCAAATGAAGATTATAGACCTATCAGGCCAATGTGAATTTTCACGGCAAAGGTGATCTAAACCGAGATGACAGGAAGCAATAGCGTTACAAATTTCGTCCGCTAGTTCCTCAGTGTAAAGAGTCGGCCTTCCATTCTTTTTAAAGTCTTCAGGCCTTTTCTTCTTAGTCATATAAACCTCATTTAGGCAAATTGCCCATGTGATATTCTTTATCAAATATCTTAACAGCATCTTTGCGTGAAATCTTAGGATTAAGTTCCATAATTTCTGTTATAGCTTTCTTATAACTTGCAGACTGTCTATCAA